TTTCTTGATGTCAGCTTTCTTCTCCAGTCAATTTTCATGGTACTTTTCCTCCTTAGTTATTCGGTAATTCCATAAGGTCATTATAAAGCTCCGTCGCGACATCATTGCCGCCAAGTGCGTGGTACGCCTTGTATGCTCTTGTGAGCGCCTCCTGAGCGTATATCGGGCATTTCCCGCGCTCGGTATACTTTTCGTGCGACCGGATTATCTCCGCCCGCAGCAGGCACTGCACGCCTGCCTCAAGCTGCTCTGTACGCTCATCGCGCTTCTGTTTGCGCGTTGCAAGCGTTGTAAACAGCACATTGCCGACGGTCACTCCGGCGCCGATGAGCGCTACAATAATACTGCTGTCCATTATGTACCCTCCATTCCCGCGAGCTCCACACGGAGCTGCGCCGCTTCTTCCTCAAGCGCCTTGAGCCTGCTCTTATCCTCGTCAGTGCCTACGCCTGCGACTATTGCCGCAAGCGGACGTATACGCTCCCGGTCTATCTCCGCGAATCTGCGGGATATCTCTGCGGCTCTGAGCCGGCTTTCCCGGGCGGCGCGCTGCTCGTCTGTTTCGCGCGGCTCGATTATATCGTTACAGTTCTGCGACATATGCGTATCCTCCTTCTACTGCCTTGATGTCTGTTATTGTCCTCATACTCGGGCGCAGGTCGAGCGGGTCAATGTCGTTCGTTGTCCGTACCTGATAGTAGCGCTGGCACTTCGCAAGCTCCGCGGCGTAGTCGGGCGGAACAAACGGGGTCGCAAGCGACCCGCCCTCCAGCTTCGCCCATGCGAGCTTCAGGGAGTTTCCGGCTTCGGTTCCCTTGTTGAATCCGATGGAGACTGCAGAGATGTACTCGCCCTCGGGAAGGTCGACCGATACCTTGTTCACTCCCTCGCGGAGCACCGAAGTATAGTAGCTGTCCACGTAATCCCCCGAAGCGTTCACGGTGCGGATTCTCGCCGACCATACCCCGGATACCTCCAGAACGTTCAGCGAGAGCGTGTACTTTCCGGGAGCAAGCGGGAATTCGATATTCTGCCAGAATGCGTGGGTGTTTGACGTCAGCGCCGCTGTAGCAGTCAGGCGGATTCCATCGGATTCCGGAGCAGCTTTGCACTTATCAGTGGAGATATACCACCTGTCCACAGTGTAGCCGGTGGAGTACTCGCTCAGCCCGCGCTGATTTACCCGGAAGTCCGGATTGTCAAGATCGTTCTTTCCGCTCAGCGTATTCCAGTACGCCTTCTCATCGGCTGTTACGTGGATATCCGCGTCAGCCGCATGCGCTTCTATGGCGGCTCTGGCTACGCTGTCAGCACCCGAGCCGCCCTGTGCTGACGTCTTAAAAGGGCATGCGGTGTAGTCCGAGCCTACAAGCTGAACCGAGCCGGCGCCGAGCAGATACACAGAGCCGCAGGCTCCGTAAATTGTCGCAGCCTGTCCCGCCGGAATGCTGACTACACCGTCAGCCCCTGCCGTAACTCCCGGAGCAGTGGACGCGTACACCGTAGTAGTGCCGTCGTTCCTGAGCCAGGCGTTCGTCCCGCCTGAGTAATCCGCCCTGATTTCCGCGCCTGCGAGCGTGATTGTTTTTGATGTCATGATTTATCCCTCCAAAAGTACCTTTTTGCCGTTGAAATACAAACCGTCTGACTTTGCCTCAAGCTTTCTGCCTGTATCATCGGTCGTGCTGTATATAGCCCATCCTTCGTTTGTTGCTTCAAATCTATACGTAATGTTTTTGCTGTTAACGAAAGAAAGTCCGGATGGTCTAAGATAAAACTTGCCCCCTTGGTAGACCCACAGTCGTGTAGTATTATCCACCTCAATCGTTATGCCTTTTTCATCGTGGTTATTGAGAATAATCATGTTGCTGCCGGAACTAAGCTCTACAAGCTGCTTGGGGTAGTCTGATGAAATAGTCAGATGCGACGCGTTAGTCCCGCTCAGCATAAAGCCATTACTAGCGCGCTGAAGAAACGCCCACCATGCGCCGTTCTGAAACATACACAACCCTTGTCCGTCCTGCACCGCGGCATACGAGGTTTGGGTCGGGGACACAAGCTTTTCAGCAGTTCCTCCTGACTGACTGAGCTGCTTCCTCAGCTCGTCTATCTGCTTTTCTGTCTGGGATTTGGGCTGCGTGCGCATAACGGGCGCTTCATCGGATTGTTCCGCGGCATCGCCTTCCAACGAAAGCGCCGCTATTGCGCTGGTTCCGTCTGCGGTATCGGAATATTCATCGACATTCGCACAATATATCGTTCCTCCATTGCGGTACTTCCACGTTACCTGTGTAGCCACGCTGATTATCTGCCCGATGTCGATAGTTCCTCCGGAAAATGCCAATACGTCTAACGGCTCTATTGTCGGGTCTGGAACGCCGCTTGCCTTGACATAGCGAGTAGGGTAGCTGCGATTGTTAAGATAACTTTGATTTATCGCCGCCTGTTGTTCGGCGGAAAGCGACTGCACGACAGGATTTTTCGGCAAGTTCAGAGCGCCTTCTTTGATATGCGGGGCGTCAGTTCCAGTCCAGGTTTTGACCCTGCTGTACAGCTTCACATTTTCGCCTTCGTACGATTGCAGATATGCAAGGTAAGTGCGTGTGTCGCTATATTCTATAGTGGTTCGCTCTTTGCCGGTTATAAGGCGGTCATAATTATCACCGCCCTCATATTTGTACTGCTTGAGCTGAACCAGCCCGCGATAATCGGCAAACGCACAGCAATTCACGGTCTGTGCTATCCACATCACGCCGTCCCAGCAGGACTGAATGCTTTCCGCTGAAAAATCGGGCGTGATATCCGCATTGGGGAGTGCGTTGAAGTCGCTTTCCGAAATTGCCACGCCGACATTACAGCGGTTGCAGAAATATGTGAGTGCCGCGTAAAAGCTGGTCGTTGGAGGCGACCCTTTGTCAACGGCAAGTCTGCTGAGCGTGTCGTGCGCGGTAAGGCTCACCATGTTCTGCTTTCGGGCAGCCTCTCCGCCGTCAACATAGAACGGCGGCAGCGGGACGTCTTCCCATGTTTCGGATCCGTCGTCCGCAGTAGCGGTGACAATGCCGTATTTAAGACTGATAACCGCTCCACCGAAATCATGATCGTATGCTTTGGCGTCGCGTATTTTTATCCGCATTTCCGCAGAGTTCACCGTGCCGATGTCGAACTTGGAGGAACTGCTCACTTTACGTGTGACGGTCAGGGACTTCTGCACGATTATACTGTCGTCAACAGGGATTATGGTTCCGTCTTTCAGCTTTATACCGCCGGTGATACGGTCTTCACGGACGGGGGCGCGTATTGCTTCTATGTACTTTTCAGAAACTGGGTACATTTTCCCTCCTTAATACTCGATGAAGCTGCACTCGAAATCAAAGATACATTCGTCGTAAGTGCTCCGCTGCAAGACAAGCTTGGGCTGCCTTGTTGCCTGCGGATATCCGGTGAACGTTATCTGCTTTCTTGTGAGCAGGTCGTAGTATGTTACCTCAAGCGTTGTGGCGTCTATCATGTTCAGCAGCTTTGACAGGTCTTTTGCTTTCAGCCGCCATTTATATTTTGGCGCGTGATGCTTTCTGCGGATAACCGTTCTGTGAAGATATCCGGCTTCGTCACGCACGCTGTCGTCGCTGTCGAAATCGCTGTCTACTACTGTCCATTCGCGCGGGGTAGGCGCTTCAACGCCGTTTATTTTGAGCCATGATAATTTCTCTATATCAGCCATGTTTCACCGCCTTGATTCCACTATGTCAACGGCGGCAAACAGAAAAAGCCGCCTGTCATTTCGACAAACGGCTCTGTGGCTCTCTATCCATTATAGCATGGATTTGCGGCTTTGTAACTGTATTCTTTTATATAGCGGGGTCAAGGCTTAACTGCTCCCACTGGCTGGTCTCCACAAAATTTGTAGGGAGCGCCACGCCGAACTGATGGCAAACGTCCTCTGCCATTTCAGCGATTTTTGCCGGGTGGCTTTTCTGGTCTTTCATTACTGTGCGCAGCGTCCTGATAAGGCTTGCCACTTCTCCGGCAGATGTAGCCTTTGTGGAATAAAGCTGCGCCGGGCTGTGGTTTTCTATCTGCTCTTTCATCTGCTCGAACGCCGAAACATACGCCGCAGTGAACAGCACGCCTTTCTTTCCGGTGAGCTTGTTTGCTATCATGTCGCAGCCTTTCTTGGTGATGAGATAGCAGGGGAGTTTTCTCCCGGTGCTGTCCTCATACTCAGCGGAAACAAAGAAGTCACTGAGCGCAATTTTGCTCTCAGTAAGATATTCGCAGTAGGTGCGGATTGAGCGAAGCAATTCTTTGTGCGGTCTTTCGATTTTTTCCGCAACTTCTCTGCTGTCGGCATAGTATTTACCGTCATGGTTTGTGAGATTAAATGTGTTCATCGTGTTCTCCTTTTCAAGTCGTTATTTTGCGCTCCCGGGTTCGTACTCTAATCATATCACTTTCTTTGCAGCTTGTCAAAATCGGGCAATTTCAATTAATTGAGATAAAGTATCAATCGTTTGAAATTTTATGTCAGCTGATTGACTGGTTACAAAAGTAACCAAAGTGATTTTTGATGTTTTGCACAAAGAAAAGCACCCCGCGTTGTGCGAGGTGCTGATTTTGTTAAATCACTTTATCGTTCTGCCCTATTGTTATCAAAGGTATAGAAACGTGTCCCATCGCTCGGCATACTGCTTCAAGGTTCTGCTTGGTAGTGCTAGGGAACATGCAATTCTCACTCTCCAGTTCTTTCTTAAATTTAAGCCTTAAATCATTAAGGATTTCAAGCGCAGCGATGTATTCTGCGGCAGTAAAAGCCTTTCTGGGCTGAATTGCAGGTTCTTCCTGCTTCTGCTCCAGAAGTTTTTCCTGCTTCTGTTCCAGTATGGGGATATCCGCCGTCAGCCCGAAGTACTTCAGCATACACTCGCAGCCCTTACGCGTGATAATGTAAAGGTCTGCAATGCACCTCGGTACGCTCGGATTTTCAGCCTTGAAAGCGCGAAGTTCTGCGTTTTTAAGATGGCGGTAGTGGAAAATATCAAAGTTGGGGTGCTTGTGGAAATACGGATATATCGCTTCCTTTGACATTCCGGTGAAGTGCGCGAAGTCGGCGGCGGTTATCACCGGATTGCCGTGCCATGTCTTGGGGTAGTAGTGGTACTCAGCGGTTTCAAGCGTTAGCTGTTCGGGCTCAAACTGCTCGGTCTTGCTTCTGAAATAGCTGTTCACCAGTTCGCGCTGCACCTGCCATGCGAGGTCGTCTGTGAACGACTTTGCAAGCATAAGGTAGCCGCTTTCAGTAATAAGCACCAGACCGTTCGGAGCGGCTATTCCGTACTCGTTTCTGGCTTCCGACGAATTTCGTCGGAAGTAATCAACGCCCTCTATAAAGCGGTTTCTGTTCTCTCTGAAACTTCTTCCCGCAGTTCCGGGTGCTCTCTTGTGAACTGTGTCAATCTCCTTGAAAGTAACCACGCGCTTACCGTTGTATTCCTTGACAGGGAGCTGCTGATTGTTTATCTTGATTAACTCGCTCATGCTCTCACCCCGCTTGCCGTAGCAGCCATCTTGTCAAGTTCGCTGACAAGCTGCTCGCTTAAATTCGCGATACCCAAAAGCACGTCTGTGTAAATTTTCTCCTGCTTTTCCGGGATAAACTCCGCGCACGCAGCTACCCACGCTATCGTTCCGAGCCTTTCAGCCTTTGCTGATACATTCAGTATCATGTCCTCTGTGATTTTGTTTTCCATAGCAAATTCCTTTCAAATACTTGACAGGAACGCCGTTCTGATGTATAATAGATTTCAGATTGGGCATTCCTGTCCTTTCAAACCGATAAGCTGTTGTGTCGTTGGTAGCGGAGCAACAGCTTATTTTTTTTCTCCGGCAGATATCAGCAGATGAACTCCCTGACGTATCGCTTCGGTTCTGGTTATACCATGCTCTTTGCAATACTGGATTAGCTTTTCGTTTGTTTCTTTGTCAAAACGAACTTTAACATCTACATCAAGTTTCTCATTGCCTATCTTTGGTCTGCCTGTTCTCGGACTCATTTAATCACCTCACTTTTGTGTTCCGTAATTCAATTATATATTTATGTGTTCCAAAAGTCAATCCCTTTCTCAAAATTTGTATAAATATACAAAAACCGCCCTGCGTTTTTGTGCAGGGCGGGGTGAATAGCTAAAGTGCTATTTCAGAAAATGATATTATATGCCACCATTCATTTTTTCCGAAAATGTCCATGTCTAACAAGTCTTTGACAGCCATGGATCCAGATATTTCTTTAGGGTGTTTACCGATAATATTTGACTGTTCGTCAGCTACCACATAAATTTTGCCATTACTCTTGGCTGTTATTTTACTATAACATGTAGCATAGCCTATGTCTTGCCCATCAAGCGCGAGCGATATAGAGGAAAACTCAAATGTGGTTTCAGTTTTGTTGTCAACCTCAAAAATAATGCATTGTTTGTCGGCAAAAGGAAAACTTGCTCCTGTTCCTATCCCACAATAGCTTAACGATATGAACTCATCTTCGTAAACCACAGACGGGGCGGCTTCCGCTGTATCTTGTGCGGCTTCCTCCGTTTTGTCATTATGTTCATAATAATATTTCCAACTTTTAAGGTCGCCATTCTCAGCTTGCAAATCAGCATTGTCACTTTCTAAACGCCTGTTTTCCAATTCTAATTCAATTATGTGAGAATTTAAATCAGAATTTTGTTCTTTAAGCGAATTGTATTCCTCTTGCGAAACCCCAGAGCACCCCGAAAGCAACACACATGTGCATACACATAATGCGAAAATTGTTTTTTTCATTGAAACAACCCCTCCTTGCGTCAAATTGTAACACAAAAGAGGGGTTTTGTCAAGCGTTATCTGCCATTTGACATAGCAAATCTTCTGCCCTGAACTTTCTGAGAAGCACTTTCAATTTCTTCGCCGTCAAGTTCGAACGTGATGTAAGTGTCCCCGGTCGTGAATGTGACATCTTCAAAACTCCGGCTGCTGCTATATGATTCCTTTGCACCCTCCCATGCATAGCCGGGCTTTGCACCGGAAGCCATGCTGGAAGCCATTCCTGCGGCAACATTCTTTATAGCTGTATCAACGTCAGATTCGCCGTCTTCTATACCCTGAGCCAGACCTTCAGTAATATATCCGCCGAGTTCCTCGAAAACAAGGGACGGGGAATGGATTTTCAGCTTGTCCTTGAACGCTTCCATTCCGTTTGCTGCAAGAGTGCTGAGCGCAGCTTCCAGTGTTTCAGACCCAGTGATAACGCCGTTGCTGGTTCCCTCAACGATATAGCCGCCTATTTCCTTATAATAATTCTCATTGCTTTCGTCAAGCTCAGCGGCTTTCAGCGCGTCATACACATCTTTGAACTGACCGTTGTTTTTAAGGTCTTCAATTCTGCTTTCACGATTGGCATTCTTGCTTTTATATGCCAAATCACTCCTGTATTCTGGCGAAAAATACTGTATAACATCATCCGCTAGTAAGGGGTTGGAAGCCAATGCATAATCTTGAAAGCTAGGAATTTGTGCTTCGAATGTTGCTCTCACTTTTTCATCAGCCTGATTCCACGCCGCGCCGACACCAGCCCCTTTCATGAGGTCGATTTTTTCGAGTTCTTTCTTGTACCCCTCGTCAATCAGCTTTGACTGGTCTGAAAACAGCTTTTCGAACGCACCGGTGCCGAATTTCTCGTCATATTCAATGTCAACACCCCAGTTAATCAGAGTATCTTTCCAGTTTTTGAGGTCAGCAGCCTGCTTGTCCCACGCGGACTGAATCGTTGAATATGCTGTGCTGGCTGAACTGGTTATGTCTTCTATCGCCTGCTTTACCTGATTTGCGTCTTCAAAATCAATGCTACCGTTAGTGATGTTTGCAAATGCACGATTCAAGGATTCCTGTTCAGACGTGTGAGTATCTACCGTAGCCATCTTTTTGACGGTTTCGTTGAACTGCGAATAGTCAGCTGCGGTCGCAGTGCCATTGATGATTTTCGCGGAAAGCTCGTCGGCATTCTTTCTCAGTCCAGCGAGAGCGGAATTGCCCATATTTTCTAGCAGATACCATTTACCGACCATATCCTCGACATCAAGCCCCATCTGTACAGCAAGGTCATGGAACGACGTTTTCAGATTATCGACCATTTCCTTTGTGTATGAACCGAGATTTTCCTTGATAGCGCTGCCAATGGTGTCAAGGTTATCCTTGATTTTCTGCGCGTCAGCCGGTGTCATAGCTTCGCCAAGTTGCTGGTACTTATCCGTAAGGTTAAGTATTTCATCAGCCGCGCCGCTTGCCTTTTCCTGATTATCTCTGATAGCGTCAGATGTGGTGATGATATCCTGATATCGTGAGGAAACCGTATCGAACAAACCCGTGAAGCATTTTGCAAAGCCGTCGACCGCTATGCCGCCGTTGTCTGCGTAAAATATTGCGTTCCCTATTTCCTCGTTGGTTTCATTTATTGCACTGTTCACACCGAGAATAGCACCGCCGAGAGCGAGCACAGCAGTCACGATTGCACCCACTGGATTGCTGAATGCCACAAACGCCGCTATAGCGCCTCCCGCGATCCCTATTCCAGCTGCAAGCTGCGTCCAGTTATTCGCAAGGTTTCCAGTTCCCTTGATGAGATTTTTCAGGGAGTTATACAGCAGCACTCCCGAAGAAGCGCCAGCCGCGAGCCCTCCGACAAAGCCGAAAAGTCCGCTAGCAGCCTTGCTGCCTATCTGCGAAACAAGTGTTTTTATAACCTCGCCGACCCTGCGCAGGTTTGTTATGAATCCGATTATTTTTGACCCGACAAAAACTCCGCCGATAGCCGCACCTACCGCCTCAATCCACGGCAGCGCTTCCTTGAACCAATTCCTGATATTCTCCGCGATTTCCTTTGTCTTACTTTCGACGCCGTTGAGGAAGTCATAGGTGGGAAGTTCGATATCAAGGTCAGTGGAATATCCTGTGCCGGAACCGCTTGTGTTGGAATGCGAACCGATAATGTTGAGCTGGTCAACGCCAGCCAGCGAACCCTTGAATTTCTCTGTAGCCGCCGTTGCACCGTCCGCAGCGTCCGCGATATCATCATAACCGTTGGAAACGCCGCTAAGGTCGATTTTCGGCAGCTCAAAGCCAAGGAAATTCGCGATACCGTTTGCCGCTTCGGTCAGCACCTGCACAAACGCCGTGAAATACGGCAGGAGCGCCGACAGCACAGGCATGAGCATATTTCCAAGCGCGCGTGTAAACTGCTGAATACGCGCTTCAAGCACGCGCACGCCGTTGGAAGCAGTGTCGATAGTGCGGCTCATATCTCCGGTAACGCCGATGCTTTTTGCCTGCTCTATCATCGCCACATAGCGGAGCTGTGCTTTCTGAGCCTGCGTCATGCTTTCGTAGGTCTGAGTTATGCCTTTCTTGTAGGCAAGCTGTTTCAGAGTGGCTTCATCAAGTGCAAATCCGAGCCTACGAAGCGGCTCTAGTTCCCCGGCAAAGCCCGACTGCACCTTGTTGTATGCTTCCTCCGTGCTGATGTTGTAGAACGAAGAAATGTCATAGGAAAGCTGGGTCAGGTTCTTCGACATAAGGTCTGCCTTGTCGGACACTACGCCAAATCCCTTGCCGACCGACTGGAAGAATCCCTGATATCTTATCCAGTCAGAGGTATCAACGCCGAGCGCCGCGTTGACCGCTTCCGCGAATTCAAACGCGCTGGACGCAGATTTCCCCATTGTGACGTTGAACAGGTTCAGGTTTTCAACATACTGCGCGGAAACGTTGAAACATTTGTCGAGTACTTTCTTAAGCTTCATCAGCGAAGCCCACGAAATCAGCGACTTTGTGGACAACGAACCGAGAGTGCGCCCCAGACCGCCCAGACCTCCGCTGTTGTTGGACTGACGGCTTGCCGCCTGCATTACCTGTGCGAGTGCAGTGAGCCCCTGTGCCGCCTGTTCAGCCCTCTGCATGAGGGGTTCAAGCGTTGTTGTAAGCTGCCGAATGCTGTTCGAGAACTGCGTAAAATCAATCTGGTTGATACGCTGTGCCACCGTAGGCAGCCGGTTCAGCGCATTTGCAAGCTGACGTATCGCTGTTGCGTTTTCTGTCCGGAATGCCGCCATCGCCGAGTTCAGCATTTCAATGCGCGATGTGTCTATCGCGGACATTGAATTTATAGCCTGAACCACCGCCGGAAGCCGTGACAGGCTGTTAATGAGCGGCGTAAGCCGGATATCCTGAATGCTGCGCAGACTGTTCAGCGCATTCGTGAGCGAAGAAAGCTGCGCAGATACGTCCGGGAACGCCGCTATCGCCTGGACTGCTCCGGAAGCCTGCGAAAGTTTGTTTATTGCGTTGACGTAGCTGTTCACTTTCGGAGCTCCGGTCAGCGTGTCAAGGGATTTCAGCGCATTTGCAGCCTGTGTTATCTTGTCCAGCCCAGACAGACTGGAGATAGCACGCCCAGCTTCTGCAAGCTTCTCCAGCTGCTTTGTGAACTTGTTCAAACCATTTCCGGTAGTGAGTGCCTGCACCGGAGAAAGCAACCGTTCAAGTGTTTGCTGGAGCTTTTCAAGGCTCTGCGCCGCGTCCGCTCCATCGGCTTCTATCTCTATCTGGAGTTCGTCAATCGTTGCTTCTGCCATTATTTCTGCTCCTTTCTCTTGCCGCCAAGAGCTGCGACAAAGTTGTCAAGAGCAATTTCGGCCGCCAGCTCGGCGCGTTCCTGCTCTTCAAGTTTTTCCTTTTCCGTCATTTCACGCGGGAATATCTCCATAGGCTTGCCCGGATATTCCGCCCGAGGACTTCCTTGCTTGGCGAAAGCGTTTGAGAGAACCACCTCGAATGCATTCTTGCAGTACAATCCATTCAGCCACGCGCTGAAATTCTGTTCTTCCAGTTCGCGTTTGCGCCGCTTGTTGTAAGCTTGAATAAAAAAGCTGGGAAGGCAGTTTTCGCCCTCCCAGTAATCCGTGTAGCTCATGCCGAGCGACATGCACAATATGCACTTTTCGTCAAGCTGCTTGACTATTTCTTCGGGAGATATCAGTCCTCGTCCTCGTTCTCCCAGATTGCGTTTCCCTCGTCACCGTCAGTGGCCTCAGGGTCGCCCACAAGGTCCTTTATAGTGTCAACGTAGCTGTTGATGAGCTTTTCGCGGAAAAGCTGCTTCTTGCTCTGACCGAGGGCGTCGTATATCTCCATTGCCTTCTTCTCAGAGATGGCGGGCTGGTGCTTCTTGAAAGCGCAGTGAATAAACGGAGCCAGCGCCACAAACGGATTATCGAATACATCTGTGGGCTTATTTCCGGTCATTGCATACGCCTTTGCGGTCGCGCGGTCGAACTCTGCCTTATAAGTCTTTCCGCTGTAGCTGATAGTGAGTGCCTTTGCCATTTTGTTTTCCTCCTGTAATGTGTAGTATTACTCGTCTGTCGGTTCTGTGAACGTGATAATTTCGTCAATCCACTTGGGCTCGCCAGTCGGGGCTATGTAGCAGTCGATTTCGACAACGGAGTTGACCTCAAGCGCAGGAATGCCAAGGGCGCTCGGCTTACCTTTGTATGCAGCAGTGTCTCCGTTTTTCAGCTTGATGAAGAACCATGTAGCCTTGTCGTCCTTTTCGGCTGCTTCTGACGCCGCAACCATCTTCGCCCACTCCTTCTTGAGCAGTGTTGTGAAGTTAGCCTTGTAAGTGGAAGCGCTCGAAAGGTCTTTCAGACCGGGGGTGAATGTTTTGGCTTCGGTACACGAAAGATCACTTGTATCGAGCATTTCCGGCTGCGGGTTAAGGTCGGGACCGGACTTGATATCCGTAATAAGCAGCGCGGTCTTAGGCATGGTGCCTGCGACCGTTTCAACCGCATATCCGAATTTCGCACCAGCCGAGCTGATAGGAATTCCTCTTACCATGATTTAACCTCCTATGAAGTATAAACTATATTGTCCTTGCCGATAATGCCCGAAAACCGCATTGTATAGCGATATATCGTCATATCGGCAACGTTGGGGACAGGCTGTCCGAAAGTCCGGATAAAGCCTAATTCCTGCATTTTCTTGTCAACAAAAGCCGCTATCTCCCGCGCCTGCGCCTTTTTGCCGCTCTGCCTGTTGGAGTAAACCTCGCACTGGTACATAAGCTGCGCGTGGTTTTCCCTGCATTCAGCCGTCTGCGAGGGAGCGTAGCAGCTGTTGTCCTGTTCCCACAAGCACACCGCCGGGAATTTCGCCGGGGTGTCGCTTGACGTGCTCACAACCGAAATGCCCTTGTATTCCTCGCGCAGGGCGGTCGCCACATAGTCAAACACCGTGCTTTCAATGTCAATCATGTGAACACTCCCTTTGCTGTCGGAATCACCAGCGCTCTCAGCTGCTGCGCCGTGTTGTACATGAACGGTCTGGACGGCATGCCCTTTGTCCATGCGACATAGGTGCCGTCTTTCAGCCGTTTTCTCGTGGGATTTGTGTCCCCGTCGCCGGACGGATACCACCAGCCGAGCTCCCCGTGACCGTTTACGTCATAGGACCAGCCGAGTATCGCCGGGTCAGGGTGGGGGCTTCGTGAGCCCTTAATGCCTGTGCCGAACTCCACATAAGCGGCATAGCCGCATGTGCACTTCACAAATCCGGTATTACCGCCGTATTCGCTGTGAATACCGTTCTGCAAAGCGCCCGTCATGTGAATGCCGCCTGCTTCCACCAGCGCAATGTTCGCACCGATTTCCGCAAGCTGCCGCACAAGCTCCTGCGCGTTGCGTTCGAGATTTGCGCGGTATTCCGCAAGCTCCCTCACCGCTTCGCGCACGCCGGAAGCAGACAGCCTAACCGTTATCCGTTTCATCTATCTGCACCCGCTTTATTGCATACTGAACGGCGTTCAGACTTCTCGCGACCGCCTTGACGATATACTGCTCCGTGCCGATATACACAAGTGAATTTTCGTTTATCGGACATCTGGTGTCGTGGGTTATCATCGTGCGGTCGTAGTCCAGCAGATTGCCGAACTGCTGCTGGGAATAATCCCCCTTGTTGGAGGAAACCGAAATCATCAGCGCCGTTTTGACGCCGTATTTCGGTGCAAATTCGCCAGTAGCACAGCCTTTGTCGTCAATAAGCTCCGCGTTCCCCAGATACAGCGCGTATTCAACTGAAATCTGGTTGCGCTTCAGATCTCTCATTACAGCACCCTGCCTTTCGGTGTGACTTCCGAAAGAAGCTCCTCCGACACCCACGCATTGGAATACGCGCGGCTCACGCCGTTCTCGCTGTGGGAAGTTTCTCCCTCAGCGCCTGCCTTTGCGTAGAGGTCAGCGGCTATGCGAAGCTGTAAATCGAGGTATCTGCCTTCAAGTTCGCCCGGGAAATCCTCGAACGGATATCGCCGTGCCATGATAGCGGCTTTCGCGGTGTCAAGATAACTTTCCGCTTCTGCGTCGCTTATCTCCGGCAGGCGGATTTTCAGCTTTGCTGTCTGCGTCATTGCCGCCCTCCGTTCTCTCAACTTCGTAGCCCATCGAGCCGAGAACAGCCGCTGTGTCTTTGCTGACATCAGCTATGCCGTTCTCAAACTCCGCAATGACCTTCCCGCAGGTCATCACGATACGGGCGTTGTCGCCCTGATGTACTATCATGTCGCACCGAATGTAAGCTTGCCGTGCAGCTTCTCGAAGCCGTGATCCAGACCAGCCTGTCCGAAAATCTGATACTTCCATGCCGCGCCTGTTTTATCGAGCGGTTCAAGGAAGAAGTTACCCTTTCCGGGAGTGGGCTGTTCCACCAGATGTACAGCAGCAGGATTGAAGCACAGCGCAGTGTCCTGCGGCATTGTCCTTGACAGTGCGATTCTGATTGTGCCGTAATCGGTTATCAGCCGCTGAATGTTGATTCCGGCTTCCGTCACGCCGGGCATAAAGTAGCCGCTGCCCTCGTAGGCTTCGGAAATTGCAGCCTTGATATCAGAGTTGATAAGCAACAGATAGCCGTCGATGTCGGTGTTCGCGTCGTACAGCTTCTTGAAGAAACTCTTAAGTATGGAGCGGACAGTGGAAGAAGACACCGCTGCGGTCTCCTTGACAGCGTTTGTGACGATTGCTTCCAGAATACCTCTGGTCTGGTTTGCGTCAGTGTTGCCGGTGGACTTGTGATACTTGCCGTTAATGCAGGTGTACTCGATGTCGTTGCGTATCTTCTGCATGGTAGCAGCGGTCTGGAACTGAAGTTCAGACGTGGGATTCTCAGCCTGACCCGCGTTATTCACGCCGGAAAGCTGACCCATGTTGCTCTCACGAGCGTAGGAAATCGCGATGGATTCCTGGAAAATCTGAGTTACGTTCGTTGCCTGAGAACGGGTAACGTTAGCCGCTTCGGGTGCGGTCAGCGAATCGCTCTCAGAAATCTTGGGCTGAGAGGGAGTGCCGAGCGCGTACTCCTGATTTACGGCAAATTCAACCGCTTTGGTGGCTTTGGGCGCACCGATGAGGTTGAGAAAAGGTGTGGTGGTGATACTCTTGGTGTAAAGCGCACCGGAGTAAGACACCAGGTCAAAGTTCATGCCAGTTGCCATGTTTACCTCCGTTAGTCTGTGGGAATGTTCCTGGCGCTGTGAACAGCGTCCGCAGCCTTGATGATGTCAAGGATAGAGCCGTTCTGCACCGCCTTGTTGTACTGTTCCTGGGCGCTGGCGGTATTGCCTATCGCGCCGGGATTCGGTGCGGGTGTCTGCATTGCCGCCTGCTTTGCAGCTTCGGCAGCAGCCGCCGCGTTTGCGGAAAAAGAGCTTATGAGGCTGTCAGCGAATGCAAGCGACTTCCCCTCATCGTCGGACACAATGCTGTCCAGCAGCGGAGAATAACACTCTTCCTTGATACCTGCCTTGACGAACTTTTCCTGTACCTTGGTACGGTTCAGCAGACGCGTGTTTTCAGCCTTTATCTGTGCGGCTTCCTCCATGAGTTTCTGGTACTTTTCCTGTTCGGAAAGCTTGTCGGCCTGTTCCTTGTCGTACTTGTCCGCTTTGTCCTTGTAAGCACTGAACTTATCCTCAGCCGCCTTTGTCTTGGCGTTGATTTCCTCGTGGTGCTTCGCAAGGACAGCTGAAATCTGCTCGTCCGTGATGTCGGGCATTAAGTCTTTGAGTTCCTGTCTTGTCATCGCTTTTACCTCCTGATAACACCGCGTAACGCTGCGGCGGCGAATTTTGTTGCATATATAGCAAAAGAGCCTCTCCACCCCTAAAGGTGAAACGGCTCAATGGCTCTGAAAATATTAAATTATAAGTACTGCACCGTGCAGCGGCAGTTGGCAATTTCTGATACGCTCGCGCCCAGTGAACCATCGCATGGGAACATCATCTGATATCCGCCGATAATAAACGGCTGGTCTATCGGCACGGTCTGACCGGAAGCTTCCCGGTGAGTGCGCCGCACCTTGCTGTCCCCGAACGTTTTCCAGCGCTTGCGGGTGAATCCCCGGCTGAGCGCCGCGTCCATCTGCGCCAGGTTGCACATCGCGTTGACTTCCGTCCGCGCGGTGTTCAGCATGCGGTCGTAAAGTGGGATATCGCAGCCGCCGACCGTTGTGTCAAGTATCTGCATAGATAATTCCGTGGCGTGATTTCTGACCCACGCCGAAGCATTCCCCACGCCCTCTGCGCCCAGCGTTTCGAGGTACTGCGGGTAATATCTGTTGAACAGTTCAATGTAACTCCGTGCGAACTCGGCAGCAGCCGCCGCATAAAGGGCGGCGCTGTCAAGCTGGAAAGGAGAATATGCCAATGAACGTTGAATGGTGTCGTAGTATCTGAGCAGTATTCGCTGTAATGCAGCCGCCATGACTACCCGAAGGCGCTTTTCCGCAGAGGTTATGTCCATCTCCCCGAAAAAGATTATGTTGAGCTGGTCAACAGCGGCGAGACTATTCGCTTGCGCCATCGTCCGCACCGCCCTTTGCAGTCAGCTTCCTGAATATCTCGTCAAACTCATCGGGCGCGCCGGCGTCAGCGGTATTCATGACCGCCGCCTTATCCTGTTCGCCCTGCTGCTTCCACTTTTCGAGATACTCCACGCTCTCAACATAGACCTGCTGCGGATCGGAGTACAGTCCGCAGTTTTCGATAGCGATACGCGGGTGTATTCCGGCTTCAAGCTGATTCTGCAAGCCCTGTGTCTTGGTAAGCAGATTATCTGTCTTGTTGCGCGTGAATTTTATGTCGATATCGTCAACGGCGAGGTCTGCGAAATCCGCAGGCACCGTTGACGATGTTGTGACCGTCCTGATGATTTTCAGCACGTTTTCAACGAACGCTTTTTCGCTTTCGTCAAACGACTGCTCAAACGACTTCGCCGCAGCTTCCGCCTGCGTCCAGCCCTCGCCGATAATGAGAGCCTGTCCGGTGTTGCCGCCTGCCGAAGCCTTGCGGTCGGGGACGGCGGCTATCTGGAGCATTTTCTGATAGAGGTCGTCGGCGTAGGTCTGCGTCTGGGTCTGGTCGAGTACGTTCTGCAGCATCTGAATGCTTGCAGGCATATTCGGCGCGGATTTTGTGCAGATACCGCCCTTGGCGGCAAGCTCCGCGAACTGTTCCTCGTCTATCTCCACGTTGTTGAACCACGTCAGCGACTGTATCTGCTGTTCGATACCGTCCGCGCGGTTGGAAGCGATGTTGTTCAGTTCGTCGATTATCCCGAGGACTGTTTCGAAGCAGCCCTGCCGCGTGGGATTCGCCCAGTATTCCGTGACAGGATTGAACACTATTTCGGATTCGCCGACAAGCACGTTATCTTCGAACTGCCAGCAGTGGCTGTCGGAATAAATCGTGTACTTCTTCTTCGGGATATCGGTGATATCGTCTATCATGTCGTCCGTGCTGTAGATAACTGACAGCAGCACGCGTTTGGTGAAGTCGTTCGCGCGTATTGTGAACGTGCAGCGCGGGTCGCACACATATGTATGAAGTTCCGTGCCCTCATACAGCGTGATACGCTGCGCCACTCCGCAGATGAAAAGCCACTGCGCAAGCTCCCTGTCCTTGCTGGATTTGCCGAGCTTGTACATCAGCTTGTTCAGCGCCGCAAGGCTCTCATCGTCCGCCCTGTTGTTGGCGTCATCGAGGGTATCCTTGCCCCGGTAAACGTACTGCACCGGCTCGCCGAACGTGAAGCCGGTCTTGAAATTGGTTATCTCGGCGGCGTGGTTTATCACGACCTTGTTGTTTATCTCTGGTCGTACTTCCTTTGTGCGGTCGAGAATGTCCATGCGCCCGCGGTAGTAGTTATACAGCCGCTGGATATCGCAGACATTCGCGTTATGCACTGACATGGCGCGGTCAACTATCTGCTTCACGTTCTCAGCCGTGAAATTCCGCTCGGAAGTGTAGATACACCGCCTGCCGTAATTGTAGTTTTCCGTCATGTCTTTCCTTTCAGTTCGATGAGCCTTTCAACCTTGCACCGCTTACAATAAGCGGATATCATTCCGGAAGCGGAAACATCAGCGTCAAACAGCCGCTTTCCGCATACCGGACAGCAGATTTTTATAAGCATTCCCGCCCTCCTTTTCTCCATTATATCACATATTTTCCTGTTTGTAACTGTATTCTTTTTGTGGTGGAAACGGCGGGTCCTGCCCCCGCTGACGATTTAAGCAGGTGAGTAAATCGTCTAACTTCTTCTGCGATATCGCTATCTCTATACAGTTGTATACCCCTTGATACGCTGAGGGTACTTTTCACACTTGAACCTGCCATGTATGTGCGTCATCTTGCCGCGCTGCGTTTCCAAAATAGAGACAGCATGACCTAGAGCACCACGCTGCGCGACACCATGCCATTAAACCGTCTCATGGTTGCAAGGGCGGGATTCGAACCCACGGATTCCAGCTAATGGGGCTGGCGAGATAGACCGCTTCTCCACCTTGCTATATATTAATCTTCCAAACCTTACGCAGCCGCACTATTGCACGACTGCGCCAGGAGGAAGGGCAGAACCGGCGGTGAACACACAAGCCGCCAGCCCTGATATATCAAATCCGCGTTTCCGCGAAAATGAACGCGAATTATCGTCTCGGCAATGAAACCATGATAGAATGCGCCAGTTCATCAGACAGCGCCCTGAAATGCCTGCACTTCGGGCAGCGCCGTTTCATGCAGCCGCCGTTGATACCGCACTTATGGAGCGCACAGTAGAATTTCGGCTTTTTCCCGGTGAGTTTTCCGTTCAGAAGCAGGAATTTCGTCATGCTACCACCGCCGTTCTATCACTTTGACTGAACACAAGCCGTTATCCCGGTAATCCATCGCCATCGCAAGGCTGTCCGGCGCGTCGTCGTGCTGTTTCTTTGCTTCAACGGAAATACGGCAGAGTTCGTTCATCGCCTTGTCGTACATCTCGCCCCGCGCCTTGTCAGAACGGAATACCAGCCGCGACTTTATATCCGAGCTCCAGCGCACTATCCTGTCCATCTTGCTGGATTTCGTGGAAGCTCTCTGGCTCTGTATCGACATCTTGTAATTTCGCTCGCGCAGGGACTTGTCGATTTCCTCCGCGTATTCAGTGCCGCCGACGTTCGCTTCAAAGCGTGCCCTCGCAACATTATTGCGGGCATAAGCCGCGCAGACAAGCGGTTGCGTGACCGACTTATCCCCGGTGGAAAACACCCAGTCATGCACATACCCGGTATCGCCGAACCAGTAGATTATCGGCGCGGAAAGGCTGTCCCCACCGCCCCATGCAACGTCCACCACAGACATGATATCGCATTCGCCGTCCGGGAGCACGCCGTTGTAGTAGTTCAGCTCGTCACGCTCGAAAAGCAGACCCTCGCGGACATACGGGTCGCCCATGTACTTGCAGGACCATGTGCAGGGGTCGATACTCGCTTTCATGTCCTGATAGTAAGCGGTCGAAAATCCCAGCCCATACGGATAATCGAAGTTGCTTTCGCCGTTCTCGTTCAGCGCCGGAATGACCGTGAATCTTGCTTTCGGGTCATCGCCGTACTGCTGCTGCAAACGTCCGATAACATCTCCGACCGCCCATCGCGTACCGATGTGGAGTTCCCGCGCGCCGTCTTTCTTACGGTCTTTCAGCTGATTCAGATAAGCGTCGTACTTGTTCTGCAAACGCTGCGGATTGAGCGCTTCCTCCAAGTCCTCGATGATATCGTCCACATAAAGCAGATTTCCGACTTCCACCGCACCTGTCAGCGTACCAGTTACGGAACGGCATGTCAGCGTAGGGAAGCGCCGCTTGTGATTGACTGAAATACTCTCGTCCTCCGAGGACTCCGCCACGACCTTTGCTTTCGGGAATACGTCATGCCAGAGGTAGTCCGGGTCGCTCAAAATGTCAAGGCATTCCTTGAAGAATCCCTTTGTCAGCTTATCGGAGTGGCCGGACATCACGTTCGCCTTGTCCGGCTCCCGCCCCATCAGCCAGGTGACATAGAAGATTCCGAGAGTTGATTTTCCAGTTCTTGGCGCTAAAGAGACTGCTAAAAGTTCAATCCTGCCGTCCGCTAAATCCTGCAAATCGTCAACAACAGGTTTCAGCACGTTCATTCTCGGCACATAGAATTTCTTCTGCGGCTCTCTGTCCCATTCCACATAGAGAAGATAGTAATGAAACAAGTGCGGTGCCAGCATGAGCGCCGCCTTTTTCGCAAGTTCATAGAACTTTATAGCGGTCTGCTGGTCTGACAGCGCGAATTTCACTTTCTGCTGCGCCGCGATGTCGTATATGCGTTCGTAATGCGGACGTGCCTTTTCAAAGTCCGTTTCCAGCCGGACGGTATCGAAATACAGCGACAGATTATCGTATGTGCTGATATCCCGATTGGAAGCACGCCTGATAAGCTCCGATGTTTCCACATTTCCTCCTGAAAACAAAAAAAGAGCCACCTCGACCGTAAAGGTCAAAAGTGGCTCAAAGGCTCTGAAAATATTCTGTTGTTCTGATTATAGCACGGATTTCCTGGGCTGTCAAGGGTTTTCGCGAAAGAATACAGTTACGCGGTCTGCTTCCATTCCGCATATCTGTTCTGGAACGTGCTCAACGCCACTCCGGCTTCCCTTGCGGCGGCTTTATAGGTGAGTTCCCCGGCGGCAAGCCTGCGGAACACGTCCTCGGGAATATCCTTGCGCGGTCTGCCTACTCTCCAGTTCGGGTCAGCGGCGGCAGCGGCTTCCTTGCCTGCCTGGGTGCGCTCAAGAATGGTGGCGCGCTCGAACTCCGCGAATGCAAGCAGATTCGTGACTATCAGCCTGCCCATCGGAGTATCTTCCACCAATCCCATGTTCATGATGTGGACCTTCACGCCCCGGTCAAGCAGCGTGGTGATGTAGTTCAGCCCGTGCTGAACAGAGCGTGCAAATCTGTCCAGCTTGCAGACTACCAGCGTATCGCCGCGCTGGAGCTTACCGACAAGCTCGTCGAACAGCGGACGTTCCTTTGCGCCGGAATAGGCTTCCTGCACTATCCGCGCCCCGGGATAGCTGCTAAGTATCTGCCTTTTCTGTTCCTCAAGAGACGTGCCGTAGCGCTGCTGTCCCTTGCTGGATACACGGCAATAGCCGTAGATCACGTCAGCTCACCTCTTTCCTTTTGCTGCCTGAATGAGTATCAGGAACGGCATTAGCAGGATATAGAGTAATCTCATGGTTGGTTCACCTCACTTCCTCACTTGTATATCTGTCCCCGGTTTCCTGCGTCCATGATTACGACAGTGAGAACATCGTGCTCGACCCGATATATCAGACGATAATCGCCAACGCGGAGCCGGAAATGTCCTGCTTCACCTTTCATCTGTTTTATATCGCCTTTTTCCGGGAGCATGGATATCGCCTTTAATATCCGTTTTTGCTGGTCTGCCGGTTGTTTCCTGATGAACTTTGCAGCAGGCTTCTCAATGATGATTTTATAATTCGTCAAGGTTTATTCCGAGCTCCTTTGCAAATTCATCGAGTGTTACACTGTCGTGCTTATGCGGGTCAGCGTCGCTCCGGTAATCATCAAGCATTTTCTGGCAGAATGCGTCGTCCTCCGCTTCTTCGTTAAGCATTTTCTTCACGCTTGACAGCAGAGCGCACACCTGCACCAGCTGTTCCTCGCTGAAACCGTCTATCATGTTGTAGATCATTTCCTTGGTGCTCACGTTTCATCAGCCTCCTTCTTCTGCTTCTTCCCACGCCCGTCAGGAAGCCCGGACGGTTCGAGGACTATCGAGCCTTCCTTGCGCTTTCCTGACGTTTTCGGCTGGACTACTACCTCGTAATCGAGGTGTTCAAGAAGCTGGATTAACAGGTCACACGATATCTTGCCCTTTAATCTGCTTGCCAGACAAGATTGCGCGCTATATCCAGCTGTTTTCGATAAACGCTCCTGCGTGACTTTCTTTTCGCGCATTACGGTTTTAAGTGCGTCTGTTGCTGTCATTTTATCGCCCCTTTGCTATAACTTTATTGCTTTTCTTGAATTATACCATATTCGCTATGTTTTGTCAAGTCCCCGCAAACCGTTTTTTGAAAAAAATTTTATTCGAGGGGTTAAGAGATACCCTCCCCGGGCCGCCCTGGCACACCCCCGGGGTACCCCTCCGGCGGTGCAGGTGCTCCGGATCTGGAGGGCGGCGGCAGGTGGGCGGGGCGCGTGCCGCTCCTGCGAGGTGTGACGAGGACCAGCGCGGCGGGTTCCTGTTTCCCTTTTATATAGTACTCCTGCACCGGGGGCGGCGCTCCTGCTGATTTCGTTGTGATTTTGCACAAAACAGCATACCGCAAAATCTTGAATTTATGACATATTCAATGAAATAGCGAAAACGCTATGAAAATCCGCGAAAGCCTCTTGACAATATAGCGAAAACGCGATATAATACAATCACAAACGAAAAACAAGCCGCCGAGGGGCTGAAGCCTCGGAGAAATGGAGTGGATACCATGCCTAGACATTTCAACACCTTCGACCAGTACAGCGAGTACTACAACGAGCACGAGCACCGCGCCAACGATGTTGATGTAGTAGAGTACAACAAAGCGAAAAAGCCGCACACCGACGCAGACGGTGAATTCACCTGCAAGAACCGCCAGACCGCAATTAAGCGCTTCGCGAAGGCTACCGGCTGGGAGTGGGCTCTTATCGAAGCAGAATGCCCCATTTACGCTAAGAACCTTTCAACCGACTGCGACAGCGTGACCGCCGAGGAAGTAGAACCGGGTGTGTGGTATGTGGCAGCCCGCTACTACAAGGACGCCGCCCCCGCTGAGACCAAGACCCCCGCCGACATCATCGAAGCAGCGACCGCAGCCATCGAGAACAAGCCCGCCCGCAGCGCATGGGCGCACGGTGTCAAGGCGTACGCGCTGGAGCTCCTGGACAACCTCGCAGAACTCACTGCCGACAAGCTCGCAGACCCCGCAGCCGTACGCGCTGCACTCCTCAGCGGTGCGCAGGGCTGGCAGGAGTACAGCGACGGCGGTTGCTCCCTCATCTGCGACCCCGACATTGCCGCGCGGGTCTGCACTCCCTCCGAGCTTAAGCGCACGCACAACGGCGAGCGCTACCCCAATAGCCGCGAGATCTGGCTTGATGTCCAGGCGCGTGCACTCTCGCAGGCGGCGCGGCTCGTCTGCGAGGCAGTGAAGGAGGTGATAGCATGACCGCAATCGAACTCAACACCGGAGCAATCAAGCTCCATCGCGACCGCTACGACGCCACCACTGAAAGCACGCTTGTAAATATCCTCTGGGCGTGCGAGGAGCGCGACACTTACTTAATCGGCGAGCCGTGGGACCTCGACCCATACGGCGGCATTGAAGCATACACGCTGCACAACTGCCGCCTTGATATCTGCTACACCCTCGACACGCGCGACATTGAGCGCATAACGCGCGGCGGCGTTGTCACCCTCCACCCCCACGCCCCCGAAAACTGGGAGCGCGAGGAGATAGAGCGCGAGGAGGTGGAAGGCGCGTGATCCTGTTATATATTCTGCTCATGCCGGTCTTGATACTCATTGACGCGGCGAAAAACTCCAAGTAAACACCCGCCCCGATAGGCTCGAAGCCTGCCGGGGCTTTTCTCTGTCTCCGGCTCGGTGGAGTGCGCCCGCGTTTTTCGGGGCGATTTTCTGCACCGCCGCGAAATAGCCCCGAAATCGCGCGTATACGGCGCGTTTATATCGAGGGTATATCAGTATACCCATAAAGCACAAACGTGCGTTTAAAGGGCAATTTCGGCGCAAATAGAGGTATCTCCCGCGCCGCCTTGATATCTCCCGCCCATATTCGCGCCCGCGCTCGTAGGTCCTCGGCGCTGCCTGCTGCCCTCCGAGCCAGCGCCGCCCGCGGCCGCCCGGCGTTCCTGCTGCCAGATCTGCCACCCAGACAAGCGGCACGCCCTCTCCGGAACTGTACGCAAATTCCCGCACGGCTCCCTGCGCATGCCCGGAATAGTCGCAGGGCAGTCGCGTAATAGTCGGCAAATAGTCGTGAGATAGTCGGCAATAGTCGTGTGTCGCCTGAGAAGCCTATATATTATAATAATGTAGATAGAAAAGAAAAGAGAAAATATAGTATATCTCTATATTCTCTCTGTGTGTGATAGTCGCAGGCACATTTGCGTTTTGAGGGGTCTGTGCGGCTCTGTACGCAACGAATAGTCGCAAGGCATAAAACTATACCCCCAGAACACAAACGTGCGTCCTAGGGGCAATTCCCACGCAAATACGCGCTATTCTGTTTTCGTGTCCTCTGTGCTGTCCTCGATAACTACTTCCTCGGATAGTCGGCGTTCTATTTCCTGCCTGTCCACGTCAGCACCGAAGATGTTCTTCGCCTGCACCACAACGTCCTGCTGGTCTTTCATGCCGTAGTAGTTCTTCGCACGGAAGATATATGCCACCGGATTTATCATGCCTTTTAACACCAAATCCGCGTCAATAGCGGCTAAAATGTTCTTCGCCCTTTTTATGATCCCTGCACGCGTGTCGCCTTTAGTCCCATGTCCCCAGTCCAAAACTGTATTTATATCGGCGCCTAATGACAGGCACATTTTCTCAACTGTGGGCAATCCGCCGTTCTGGGCGTAATACATGAAGAAATCAGCGAGGCGTTCTACACATTCTTCGTCAGACTTTACGATAGGCTGCTTGAAATCGCGAGAACATTCGGCCACAATAGCGCTCATGGTGTCTGCCGGGAGTTTCGTTGTGTCGATATTCACGGCAGGCTTGTGATTACCCGCGCCGGGACGTTTGCGCTTTACAGGCTTGTTGTCGTTCTCACTTGCCATTGATGATACCCTCCAGTCTGCCCAGCGCGATGGGGCGCAGGCGGTAAATGTTCTCTATGCAGTAATTCATTGCTTCCGCAACGTCGCTCCACTGCATATTCTCGATGTAATGAAGCTGCAGCAGTGTGCGGAGTGTGTCCGGAAGTGTGTCCGCGATAGTCGGGTCCGCTTTGTACGCCGCGACTACCGCAGAATAGTCGTACTTGGGTTTGCTCATGTATTACCTCCGTTCTGGGGTGGAATTAACCCCGTCATAATGCCGAACATCTTCTTGCAGTTCTCGCATTCGCCCTTGACCGCGTTCGTGTACACCTGCTGCAGCGCTACCGTGCGCCTGAAATAGTCGTGGGCTATCGCTTCGCCGCGTTCCCATGCGTCATAGTCGCGGAGTGCCTGCGCCTTTTCGCGTTTCGCCTGGTCTGCGGTGATGATTTTCATGCTGAACGCCTTGTAGATGTTCCGCGCTGTTGTGTAGAGAGCCTGTGCGGACAGCCGCGCGTCCTCCGGGAGCGCCTGACGCGTCCGCGCAAGCTCAAAAATGTCATTTCCTGTCATATACACCTCCGTTGTGTGTCGTGTAACCGGTCGTAACCGAACGCGTTCACATACCGGTTACGGCTTTTGTGGCTTAATAATGCGGGTTCAGGCGGGGCGTAACCGGTGTAACCGGTGTAACCGTGGTTTTCTCTACACGCGTAAGAAAATATTTTAATTTCATATTCAAACAAACGTGAATGAAAAATATAAAACATATAAGCTGTATCTCCGTTTACCGGTTACACCGGTTACATTCTCACCTGTGCATTATCTTGAAATCAGAAGTCCGGATACTCGTCAACGGCGCTGTTATCAGCTTCATCGGCATTTTCGCTGATGAGTTTCAAATGAACGCAGCGGGTTGGGACGGTTCCGATACGCTTCAACACTGTAAAGCGGTCTTTGACAGTTCTGCGAATAAGCTGACGGTCAGCCAGCCAGGACAGCAGGGAAGCGGGGTTGAATCCGCCCTCGCTGCATATCTGTTCGAATTTCAGCTTGATTATGTACACGGTGTCATCGCAGAATTCGCCCCAGACCTCCATGTTTTTCTCGGTCAGTCCGAACTTGTTCTGGTTCTGCGTGATGTACTCGCAGACATACTCGTAAGCACGCTTATTCACGCTCACATCGTCCTTGGATTTGAGATAGGGCGCAATGTCAGCGGCAGTCAGCGCAGGTCCGTCAAGATAATTCTCGGTTATCAGCCAGTCGGCGGTGAGTATAAGCGCGCCGGACTGCGCCTGCTTCTGCGCGATGTTGTACTGTCTGACAAGCTCGTCCGAAAACGCCTTGAATTTCTCCTCCAGGCGCTCCATAACGCCCTCGGACATGATTTCGTTAACGAACATCTGCCCGAAGAATCCGTAGACGGATTTCACGAAATTTGCGACGTCACGCGGGCTGTCAAACTCCGGGCGGCTGTCGTCACCGAAGAACTTGTCCTTGCACTCTATCTCGATAACGCGGTTGACTGAGCCGCCGCCGGAACGGCTGGAATTTATCGGGCGTTCTCCGGTGGATATCACGCAGTTGCGCCACTCGGACGTATTGTCGATACCGCCCATTTTGTTGCCGCGCGTGCGTCCGCAGCCCTCTGTCAGCATGTAGATGGTATTATCCATTTCCCGGCGGCTGTCCACGATCTGGAGCTCGTCCACGATGTACGGCAGGGAGTTGTAGAATGCCGCAGTTTTCTCCATGCCAACGTATGTTGAGTTGAATGTGGAGATATACGCGCCGAGTTCTGGATTTCCCCAGCAGGAAGCAGCGCACATCGCAAGCACGGTCTTTGCGCTCTCCGTTTCGCCCCAGAGGTGCACCCAGAAGCAGTTGCAGCCCAGCGGTCTGACGAGCACCGAAGCCAGTGACGCAGCGAAAACCATGCGTGCTGCAACGCTGTTTCTGCGGATATTCTTGTTGATAAACTCAATCCACTTGTCCCAGTCGCCTGGCTTGCCGCGCCGTTTCACGCTCTCATAGCGCTTCTTGTACTCAACTTCACCATCAAAGGTCAAGCCATCTGTGTAGGGCGCGAATTCAGTCTCTTCGCCGCGCTTTATCCAGCCGAGCCGCGTTACGCACTCGACTTCCGGAAGAAGGTCGCCGGAAAGCTGTTCAACATCGTAGAGGTAGTTGACAAGGTTCCGCGCCGTTTCAGAAGTCACGACGACACCGGGCTTGGAAAGTTCGGTTATCTTGTTCGCGACTGAGATGGTCGTGCGGTCAACGATAAGCTCGCGCCAGTATTTGCCCTTGAAATACGCAAGTTTTATCTTCTCCTCGCCGGTGTCGATGTTGGTGTAGCGTGCGACAGGCATTATAGGGTGAGGGCACGCCCAGACAAGCCCGCCCTTTTCGCCCTGCGTGCGCACTCCGGAAGCGTCGCACACCCACTTGCCGCAGGGGAGCGTTACGGGCTGCAGCGGGAAGTTGGTGTAGTTTCCGAGGTCGTCCGCAACGTCCTTGCGGCTCTCCGCGAATGCCTTGTACAACGTGGGGAAATTCGTGACCTTGCACTTCTTTGCCTGGTCGGTCATTTCTGCAAGCAGTCGCTTCTGCTTGAACTTGTCGCCCTTGAACATGTAGAGAAATTCATAGGGCTTCTCGCTGTTAAGGAAGTCATCGCGGGTGTATTCGCTGATATCCGGGTAAATCTCGCTCATGGTTTCGGCAGTTCCGCTGTCAACGCCATCGCCGAGCAGCTGGCTTGCCTTTTCGATATCCAAGATCTCACTCCTTTCTCGCCGCCGTCATTTCCTTGTACGAACGCCAGTAGTAATAGAACACCTCCAGCACTCGGGCGGCGGTCTGGTGCTTGTCCTCGATGAACTGAACATCGAAGTGATAGCGGCTTCCGGTCTGCCATGCTTTCAGCGTGGAGTACACCATCGCGCCGATATCGGTTTTCACGCGCTGCGGGCTTGCTTTCATCTGCCATTCTGGGACGTGGTAGGCTCTGAGCGCTTCCCAGCTTCCCACGCCCTCAATGAACAGAGTAAGCTGCTTTGCAAGCTGCGCGGCGCTGTACAGTTCCTTTTCTATGCGCCCCCGGTCGAAGGTCACGTTGTTGTATATCTCGTCCACGTTCGCTTTGCGTTCCACAACGCAGGACATCGAAAAGTCGCGTCCGTCTGCGGTGAACGAATAGTCGCCGTAGTCGAGCTTGCGTTCCTCGCGCTTTATGCCGAGCTTGTCCAGTGCTTCAATGATGTGGGCGTTCTTCTGTTCCCGCGTATCGTGGAGGATAGTCACGGTTTTCAGGAAAGTTTTTTTGTCAATCGGCATGCGTCCATTTCCTCCTCTTTTTCTTCTTTGGCTTTGGCTTTGCCGCCGCGCCCTTTGCTTCATAATTCGAATATGTCCTGCTGTCGAAACAAAGGTATTCGCCGCGGAATGTGTCGTAGCAGATACACTCCGCAGCGTGTATGCAGCGGTCGGCTTTGGGACAGGGGTTAGGGTGTGGTTTCATCTGTATATCTCCGTACATCAAGCAGAAGACTGCGAATGGTGTTGTAGGTTTCCAGCGGCTTGATAGTGTCGTCCTGACCTATACTGTCGCGCTCTATGTGGACTATTGCGCCACCGTCAGAACGCTTTATTACAGTGCCTATTGTGTTAGTGTTTATCATCTTTTCGATGATTTTCTCACCGAAAACATAATGAAGTTCAATGAATTCAGACATCAGTATCAGCCCTCCTTCTGTTCGCGACGGATCCGGTGGCAGCTCCTGACTATCTCATTATAGCAGCTTTCGCAGAGGTCGATTCTTGCCCACCTGTATTTTACGCCTATTATATACCCGAGCGTATCTCTTACGTTGTGAGATTCCATGCGTTTAGCCTTGAGCATAAATCCATCTTTGGCGTTCATCTCGCCGCAGATATCGCACGACCTGCATTTTACTTTAGCCATTATCAGCCCTCCTGTTCCAAAACTCAGAAATTGTCTTACGTTTGTTTTCTTCGGTATCATTTTCATAAACTTCTACCGCGTATGGCGAGGCGCCGCATTGTTTGCATTCGACCATCATTACATCGAAAGCGGTCCCTTTTAAGTGTGTAGGCGTTCTGTAATATGCCTCGCCCCCGCAGAACGGGCAGGACTTCAGCTTAACATCAGCCATTGTTGTTTACCTCCTCTGGTGCTATTATTTTTCTGTATTCACCGAGCCGGTCTTTGATAAGTGGCTCATAATCGGTATTAAGCTCAATACCGATGCCGTTGCGCCCCAGTTGGTTTGCAACCTGTAAAGTTGTGGCTGTGCCACAAAACGGATCAAGAACGGTACCACCGCTGCGTGAGCCAGCTAAAATGCAGGGGGCGATTAAATCTGGTGGGAATGTGGCAAAGTGTGCACCTTTATACGGTTTGGTGCTTACCGTCCAAACATCTCTTTTATTTCGTCTGTCTTTGCCGCCATAGCGCGGTGCACACGCTTTCATCGGCCCGTTTGTTTTTCCGTAAGCCCTTTGCGATCCAGCTTGAGCCTCAATATTTTGCGAAAGTCTTTTTTTTGTACTCTCTGCTGTGGGCTCGGCTATTGCCTCACCATCAAAATAATAGCGGGGTGTTTTTGAAAGCAGAAAAATATATTCGTGGCATTTTGTGCAGCGATCCCGCACGCTTTCCGGCATTGGGTTGGTTTTCTGCCATATAATATCTTGCCGTAAATACCAGCCGTCTGCACGCAGGGCAAAGGCTAACATCCACGGTATGCCCATAAGATCCTTTGCTTTTATCCCGTCAAAAGTTTTTGGCGTCTTGGTTGGAGCTGATCCGGGATCAAGCACATAAGTTTCTTTTTGCCTGTTCTTATTGTTCCACGCACCTTTACCGCTGCCGGCGTAACTGTCTGCAATAACCACCCACAGCGTGCCCTCCGGTTTAAGTACCCGGTGCACCTCTCTAAAAACAGCAACGAGGCGCTGTATGTATTCCTCCGGTGTGCTTTCCAAACCGATCTGCCCGCTGTTCCCATAATCACGCAAAACGTAATACGGTGGCGATGTTATACAAGTGTCAACGCTGCCGCTATTGAGGGCTCGCAGCCCTTTTAGTGCATCCGAAAAAATTATTGTGTTCACGGTTTCTCCTAATAGCCTGTCCATATCAATATAGCGTTCAAGATTTTCAACCTCATTTTCGTCCATCTTAGCACCGCAGTTGCCGCAGTAATCTGTTGTCTGGGCATATTCACCTTCCTCGCGGTCATAAGAAAACCCACAATTAGAGCAGCACGGGTCTTGCGTATGGTAGCCTTTCCAGTACGCATGCACCACCGGCGCGACATCGGCGGTGGGAAAATTGCCTAGTATATACAATGCGAAGTCGCCTATCGCACCGCTTGACTTCAGCTTATTGGTTAGAGCAGATTTGTCTATGTATTCACTCATTCTTCTGTATCCTCGTCAACAAAATCCTCGCTGAAACATTCCCGGAACATATAAGCAGACAGCTTGTACATTTTCTGGTGCCGTTCCTTGCTGTCTGCATACTTCCCGGAATTGTGCGCGAGCTGAGTTATCTTTCCCCTGCACGTTTCAGCGGCGCACTCGCCGTTGTATTCGGCAATGCAGCCGCTGCATTCTTCGGTGTGTTTGCTCATTCCCGCTCACCTCCATTGCGTTTCAAAGCTTTGCGAGCAGTTGCAGACACAGTGTCATCCATAACGCTGCCAAGATATTTGTCGCACCGTCTGCAATAGGCTTTACCGGGGCAAGCTCTGCTCTTGTAATTCAGCCCCTCGTACAGAGTGTCGTTATCCGCTTCCGCACCGTCGAAACACGCGTTATAACGTAACACGCCATAGACGTATTCTTTGGTGTAGTATTCCGAGCAGCCGCAAAACGGGCACTCGGTTAAGTCAGAAAACTTCATTTCCCCATCACCTCCACATAGCGCCACGACTGCGGCGGCTTTGATATCTCGCAATCTTCCCATTCACAATAAGCTGGTTCTTCCAAGCTACTTGTGCAATAATACTTACAATTCTCGCAATTGTGCGAGCACGGCTTTTCAAAAAGGCTCAATTCTTTCGGCTTTTCGTAAATTTTCAGATTGGAGATATGCCAGCCCCAAAACGTCTTGCAGAATCCCTCGCCGATGTACGCCTTAACATCATCGAACGTCATGCAGCACGAACGGCAGAAATCACAATCATTGGGATTGTCTGCTTCGTTTGAGGTAAGCACTTTGAAATCTCTGCGGTCGTCGTCATCGGGGAAATCGGCATCGCGAAATATTTCTCTGATGTCCTGGTAAAAGTCATCAGTTTTGCAAAACTCGGCTTCGTACTCGGAAATACTGTCGCAGATAAATTCGCCGATGACTTTCTGTTCGTTGCCGTTTGAATACGGCGATAATGTTTTAATGAATACCGGCTTTCCGTGATAGATTGTGCCGTAATTATCATCGCCGTCTTTCATTACATCAAGCAATTTATCTTTGGATTTGATTTGATATATGTAGCACTTGAACGGTGTTTCAATCTTCGGTCTGGTCTTGCGTACTTCAATGGTTTTCTTGCCGCTTACGATAAGCCCGCACCATCGGGGTTGTATGCTCAGCAGTACTGCCTTTTCATTCATCACTGCTCACCTTGTTATCGTGCCACCTGATGATATCCCCCTCGAAAATCTTCGTGCCGTTGCGGTCGGTAAGTCCGGAGAACCGACTGACGGTTTCGGGATTGACAAGAAAATGTTCAAAGTCGAGATATGGAACCAGTTCAAGTCGCCCTGTAAGTATGTAGTGGTACTCGCCCATTGGAACATAATAACCTTCGGCCCACTCGCCGCCCTCGCTGTAGTAGGTTTCGTCCGGCTGATGTCCCTTGCGGTATTCCTCCAGTGCTTCCGAAAGTTCCGAGTGGCAGAGCGCTATCAATTCGCCGAAGCTGCGCTCCTCGTCCCACCAGCCGTGATTTACGGCGTTTTCGTGGACGTTCTTTGCGAAAACTCTCAGTGTTCTGCTTAGTAATTTCCCCATTCCATTCATCGCGTTACTCCTCTCAGAACGGATAATCATCATTGCTTGCCGCTGGGTTTTCGGCCGGAGCACTCGGCACGGGCGGCTGTCCCTGCGCGGGTCTGGAGGTATTGCCGCCGTCCTCGCGCTTCTCTCCGGTGAATGAAACATGGTCGGCGATGACTTCATACCAGGTCGCCTGATTACCGTTCTTGTCGGTGTAGGGGCGGGTAGTCATTTCACCTTCGACAAGAATCATGCGTCCCTTGCCAAAGTACTTCTGGACAAACTCGCCGGTCTGTCTCCATGCCACGATGTTGAAGAAGTCGGGCTTCTTTTCCTCGCCCTGCTTCTGGAATCTGCGGTCAACCGCAATGCGGAATGTGCAGACTGTCACTCCCTGCGGAGTTGTTTTCAGTTCGGGGTCAGCCACAAGGCGACCCATGAGAATCATTTTGTTGAACATTTTGTTCTCCTTTGTTGAAAAAATAATCTTTGCTTTGCCATTCAATGGAACGCCTAGCAGTGTAATGCTATGCCCTTGCCGAACCGTGACATGCAGTGCCGTTGCTTCACAACGCGGAGCGTTTCGCAACTCAGCCTTGCCATCGCGCTAATTTGCTTTGCCGTTCCCTTGTTGTTCTATGCTACGCCTTGCCCTTGCATGGCTAATCCGCGCATAGCCATTGCCTTGCCATACAGTGCCATTCCTCGCCGCTGCAACGTCTCGCCACACAGTGCCTATGCTCCGCAAGTCATTGCGCCGCCACGCTCCGCCACTGCTGTGTCACGCCACACTATACCATTGCTTAGTCATGCTTGTCTACACATTGCCGCTGCCGCACTATTCTTTGCCCCGCTCAACTTCGCCTTTGCGATACATCTCGGTGCTTCACGACGCTGCGCCTTACCTCAGCTTTACTAAACACAGCCATTGCTTTTCAGAGCAGCTCACTACTTAGCCTCTGCGCCGCTCCGAGTTGCGTGACTATGCCGTGGCATTGCCACGCAAGCCGCGGCTCTGCCGTACCCTTGCTCAGAGCACCTGGAACGTAAATTCGAATCTGCCCTTGCCGGAATTACGCCACTGGCCGATACCTTTGTATTTGCCATACTCCAGCCATTCGCGGAGCATATCAACATCTTCATCGACCATGCAGAGAACGTCGAACTCGCAAGTTGTCCCCTGCGGGCATACCTCGCTGTTCGCAAGCGCGATTCTCTCGCCCTGCATAGTGGAAGCGCGGAGCGGGCGCTGGCAGTCAGCTATCTTCATGCTGTGGAGATCCAGAGGTATCTCGCGCGGTTCAACGAAAATCGTGTTATCGACTTTCTTCTTGTAAGCCTTTACCTTGCTGGACTTCGTTCCGGGGATTCCCCTCATTGCGCCGCATATCTCCTTGAAGAATCCGCGAATCTGATAATCCCAGAGATAGGGAGTGCCGTCAGCCATCTTCGGGAATACGGTCATGGACTTCTCCTCAACGGCTTCAACGCCGAGTGAAGCAACTTCTTCCTCCATCTTTGCCGCGTCAGGTGCCTTGCTGGCGATGAACTCGCGGTGGAGCTCCGGGTTGCCGGAAGATGTTCCGAGCAGGTCGTCCGTGAATGTTAGCTTTACATGTACCTTTGTCATTGTGTGTTCCTCCTGTGTCAAATCTTTCCTATGTCAATCCCGCACCAGCCCCAGCCGTGTCTCGCTGATTTCTGGTAAACGTACAGCTTTCCGTCTGTGCAGAAAAGGTATGCGGTCTTCTCTGTGCCGACATACTCGCTGAGTGCCGTGGTGTCGTCTATCACGCTGTCGAGCGTCCCGCCGGGAACAGCGGAGTATGTACGCTTATCGCCGTCAACGTCTACCTGGATAGCGCTGCTGATGATTATTCCCTCCGGGCGTTCGATGTGATTCATCTGCGGATATACCATGTTTTTCCTCCTGAATTATAGATTTCTGATAACTGCAAAACACTGCAATCAGAATGGCTCTGTGTTATCCGTGCGGTAGTCAACAGGCGCGGTCAGCACCTTTGTTGCGCGGCAGTAAGCGCATTTTCCGCACCGCTGCGGTGCGAATACGCCATGCTTTACAAGGCTGAATCTGGGGGACAGCTGCTCTACGACTTCAAGCTGTTCGTCAAGCACGTCGTCCGGCACGCTGAAAATCTCGATGTCCGGGGACTTTTCCTTTGTGACCGCCGCGATGTAAAAGGGAAGCGTTTCCCCGGTGTTCTGCCGGACTATCTCGCGATAAATAGCACCCTGGGTGTGATATCCCCAGTACTCGATGAAGTGTTCCTTGCGGCGCGTTTCCGGATTCCATACCGGTTCGAAGTCGCGGACACATTTCAGGTCAACTATCATCAGGTGTTCGCGGTAGCTGTCAACCTTGATTTTGTAAGGCACTTTGCCGATTTCCCCGGTGAATATCCGCTGCTTCTCGCCGCTCATGTACTCGGTGAAAAGCGGGTCTGCTTCGGTGCGTTCGATAGCACTTTCGGCAGTCTGGTATTCTGCTTTCAGGGTGCCGTCCTTCTTGAAAAGTTCGGGGTGCTGTTCGCGGAACTGGTCGAGCGTTCCCTCGTAGAATGCGTCAACATAAGAGCCGGTCAGCAGTGCCGTTGTGTCCTCGCGGCGGTTTTCCCCGGTGAGTTCAGCCATTGCGGCAGCTTCGCAGTGCAGGAACGCCTTGAATTGCGAGCAGCTCATGTATTCCGCGTTGGCTTCGGGGGTGTAGTAGATGGTGTTGTCGAGGGTCATGTCCCCACGCCCTCCTTTGCTTTCTTCGCGCACTCAACGCAAAGCTGTCTGCCGAACATATCGACCGCCCTCTGCGCTATCTGCTGCGCGTCGAACGCTCCGGAACCCTTGATAGCCGCTCCGCAGTCTGCACACTGGAGAACCGCTGAATTGTGCGGCGGTGTTTCCGTGTCAGGGTCTTTCATTTCCTCCGTGGGAATACACAGCACCTGGAAGCACGCGTACTTGAACGCCACCGACATAGCCTTGTTGCTGGACTTGTCTGCGCTGTCCATGCCCTCACCCTGCACGACCGCCGAAACGCTCGAACCGTCCTCCGCATAGAACGTGTATCTCACCCGGAGTATGGTGTAGTTCAGCGTGCCGCCCTTTGATGTTACGCGTTCCTGCCGCTGGCTGTCCAGAACCTCCGGAACGGCGAACACCTTATGCTTTATCATCAGCGGCTGGAGCACGTTCATTACCACGTCAACGCCGCGATACATGAACCCCTGCTGCTGGTTCTTCTGGCTCTTGGCTATTGCCGGGCACTCCGACATTATCGCCGACAGAGCCGAATATATCTTGCTTGTTTCTGCCATTTAGTCAATTCCTTTCTGCAATTATATTGCCACACATCTCCGGCAGGTTAGCCCGTACCAGCGCCTCCGGAACAGGCGGAGTTACCGCATTGCCGCACCTGGCTGTCTGCTTTGACTTTGGATAAGGTCTGCCGCTGTCGTCGTGGTCGATTATGTAATCAGCCGGGAATCCCTGTGCATTGAACAGCTCACGCGGCTGGAGCATGCGCATTTTTATGTCGGTGATTATGTATTCCTCGCCGTGTATCGTCACCAGGGCAAAGCGGTCTTTTGTGGTGACGGTGTCCAGCGGGCTGTCTACCGGCTTTGCCGCTCCGGTCGAGAAGTACTTCACGAGAAACGCCTGTACTTCTGCGTGGTGCGAACCACCCGCCGTTATCGTTGCCAGCGGTTCGTCTGCTGGCTGACCGTCCATGTTGTTCCGCATGGTCAGGATATGAGCCGTTACAAGGCTGTTGTGGTCGTGCGCGGTAACTGTGTCAAGGGGCTTGTCAGCGCCGCTACCGGCTCCCTGATAATTCCCGCCGTAATTCTTCATGATGTGGGCGACTGACAGCGCGTATCTGGGCGAGGTATCGACCGTCATTAACGGTTCGTTCAGCTCCTGCCCTCGCACTTCATCGCTTGCGGTCTCGCTGTGATACTGAATCAGTGTAGGCGCGACAACGCCATAGCCGTTTTTCGCTGTAACAGTTCCGAGTGGTTCGTCCGCTTTCTGCCCCCGGAAGCCCTCGCCGGAATGATTGACCGTCACGATGAACGGCTCGGGATTATTTATCACGAACTTCTCAATGCCCCGCGCTATGCGCCGGAGCGTGTTCTCTGCGAGGGGTTTGTCCCGCTCGAAAATGCTCTGCGCCGGAATGCTCCAGTCGATACACTCGGCGGCGGTGTGGTACGGCTTCAAGCCATTGCCGTTGCCATGTGTAGGCGGCGGGAATACGATGGGCTTCCCGTCGCACCGGGCTATAAGGTAGAAGCGCGTCCGGGTGGTCGGCGCTCCGTAATCGCAGGAGCGGAGTATGCGGTACTCTGCATTGTAGCCCAGCCCCTGTTCAAGCCTTGCCGCTTCGGGGCTGTCCGGGCTTATCTCCAGCGTTGCGCACATCTCCGTGAATGCCGGGTGATCGTGCGGAATTCCTGCTGTGAGCGCCTTTATGAAGCCGTCAAAGGTTTCTCCGGCGCGCTCCTTTATGGGCTTGCTATCAGCCCCGAGGGGACCCCAGGTGCGTATCTCCGGGACGTTCTCCAGCATTATGACGCGCGGACGGACTTTCAGCGCCCAGCGTATCGTTACCCACGCAAGACCTCTGATGTTTTTGTCAACGGGCTTCCCGCCTTTGGCTCGGGAAAAATGCGTGCAGTCCGGGGAGAACCACGCCAGCCCGACCGGGTTTCCGGAGCAGGCTTCCACCGGATCTACCTGCCAGACGTCCTCGCAGTAATGCCGCGCTCGCGGATGATTCGCGCGGTGCATTGCAATGGCGTCCGGGTCGTGGTTTATTGCGATGTCTACGCTCCGTCCTGTTGCCATCTCTATGCCCGTGGAAGCTCCACCACCACCGGCGAAATTATCTACTATCAGTTCTTTCATCAGTTATTACCTCTTCCAGTCGGCATTGCTGTCACCGATTTCATCAGGGAAAAGCTGCCGCTGTATCTGCTCCGCGATAACTCTCATATCCGGGTGAGCGGCCGGGCTTGTCCGCAGTTTAAGGAAATCCCGCCAGCGTTCAAGCGTCATGGTCATGTAGAGCCTTGTTGCAAGGCAGGTCGGGAGAACACACCGCGCCGTCTGAGGGCTTATACCAACTTCCAACGCGTCATTGTAGGCTTCGTTAACATCGCCCAGTGTGTCTAGCAAACTCTCAGCGGATACACTTCCATCACTGGGTTTGATTATCTCAATCTCACCGCTTTTGTTAGCCTTGCAGTACCGCGTTGATTGCTGCGAAAAGCTGGCTGTCCTGTGCCGGACAAGCTCATGCGATATTCCACGGTCGCAGGTAATAAGAAATGTTGCCGTTGTGTGCTGCTCATACGCCCATTTCGGCAGTTGGCTGGGTGGAATAACATTTGCTTTGTACTCTTTGCCACCATGCGGGTCGCGGACGTTATAAATTTTGTAAGTGTTTGCTTGTTTTTTCCACGGCTCGACATCGAACAGCATGGGATAAGCGTTTAACGCTTCGATTACGCACATAGGGATCGAATCATATAGCTTGCTTGTGTAGTCAAACACCGTGTTCCATGCTCTGACATTTCCAGACACAAAATGATGCTTGTGTCTGCAGCCGTCTATCTTGTCAAAACGTAAAAACGCTGGTAAGCGGGTTGCGCGCTCGTAACTGTTAGCTATGCGTTCAACAGCTATACTGGTGCTGTTACTTACTTTAAGCACAATATTTGCGTGTTCGAAAACGCTTGTGTGACCGCTCCTCTTCAGCCTCTCGCAGAATTTCTGCGCTGTGCCGGGGGCTATCTTGTCCTGCGAATCGTAGCAAATACGCCCGCAGAGTTCTATGAGTTCCTCCGGCTTGTCCTCATAGCCTCTGACCAGCTTTGCACTGGGTTCTATTATCTTCATGTGTGTTCCTTTCTCTCAGAATCGCAGAGCTTCATGAGATAATCCTCATACCACTCCGCTTTCTTGATGTCCTCCTCGCCGTTCTTCCTGTCAGCACGGAAACGGTACTTGAACGCATTGCAGCGGCAGAACGCCTTGACGGCTTCAATGCCGAACATCGCCTGCATTACCTCAATACATTCATGCGCGCCCTGATAGTGCGCGGGGTGGTTGACGTTATCCGGCGCAGAACCGGTGGGAACGTCTTTCAGGAAAGCGGTGCTGTAAAGCAGGTTTACGTTTTTATCGCCCATGGTTTCAAATGTAAATGCGACGCAAAGATAGTAGAGACCGGCGCGATATATGTTACAATCGGCGCAGTCAGGCGTTGAACGGCACATCTCGTTAAGCCTGTCCAGCTTATCTTCTGTTGTCACGTCCGCTCACCCTCTTTCTTTTCGGCAGGAACGCGCCCTTGAACGACCACACGGCGATTATCGCCAGGATCATCATCAGGAAGTCGTGACCGTCCATCGTGTAGTCAATGCCGCCAAGTGAAGCAGCTATCGTCCGCGCGAACAAGCCCGCGAACATTGCGATTATGTAGGGTAAAACTTTCATCGTTCCTCCATCTTCTCTATCATAGCGTCCACGGACACCTTTTTGCCGTCAACATCGAGGAAAAGTCCTTCGACATTCAGCAGCTTGCGATAGTCAATTCCATAGGAGCGCAGACCGCGTATAGCGTTTATCAGCGCCACGTCATCGTTTGTGGCCTTAAAGCTCTTGTATGTGTCAGTGAGTTCGGCCTGCCGCGTGTACTCATCGTAGCTTGCCTGTAGTGCGTCCGTGAACCTTTTCAGCCTGTCCATGCCGAAACCGAACTCATTATGGAGCGCTTCCAGCGTGAGTATCTCCCATGTCGTGCGCTTGAGATCCATTTCAGCGGATATCTTCTCGGATATCCGGCGTTTTATCGTCTGTTCAACGTTTATCTTCACGATTCGTCCTCCGGTTCCTCGGCACTGAGCCACGCTTCCTCACAGAGACAGTCATAGCAAAGCTGCTTGCCATTGAAAACTCTGAGTTCATCGCGTTCGAACTCGTTTTCGCATTCATCGCAGAACCAGCGCGGAACGTTTCGATTCGGGCATGCACTGCCCAAGCAGCCTTTTTCCGGCGGGCAGCCTACGCACTCATCAACATGTTTCAGCATTCAGATTACCTCCATACTTGAATATCCCGGAGTTGTGGATAAACTCCACTTCTTCCTTTGTGGGGCTGGTTATAAACCTCCTGCCGTTCCGTATGCAGTCTGAGTAAGGGCACTCGAAGCAGCTGTGCGGTGGCTGGCATATTTCCATGTCAAGCTTCTCGGGATTCTTTGTTTTGCCGCTCACGCGGTTTGCCAGCGTGCCGGGTCTGATGTTGAGTTCCCGCGCGGCATTAGCAAGCCCGATTTCGCTTATCCGCGCTTTCGCCTGCTCGATGTCGATGTAAAATCTACTTCCCATCGCTTTTTACCTCCACGGAGTGTTCAGAGAAAAGCCACTCCAGCGTTACATCGAAATAGGACGCAATGTGGACAAGCTGTCCCAGCGTCCAGTTGCCGGGCTTGTCATGGCGGGAGCTGAAAGTGTTGCGGGAATTTATACCCGCTATGCGCATGATGTCGTCCCGGGTCTTTCCGCGCGCCACACACAGCAGGGAAATGTTCGTCATGATGTTTTTCCCTGTGCGTTCCACGTTAGCCCTCATGGGATTCTTCCTCCTTGCCTGCCTGCACTATCTTCATGTTTTCGCTTGCGAAGATTATCATCTCGCTTGCGATGAACGAGAGCGTCAGCCCGGTGCGTGCCGAAATGCTTTCAAGAATGTTGTACGCTTCCGGAGTTACCCGGGTGCCAGTCTGACTGTAGCGATACTGCGGCTCCCGGACGTTCGGGACGGTGAATGTCAGTGTGTTCATTCGTCCACCGCCTTACTTGAACAGCCAGTCGAGCTGACCGTCGGCTTTCAGTTTGCTGAGAATGTTGCAGGCTTCCCTGGCATCTTCGCGGTTATAAAACAGCGAACTTGTATAAGGCTCGCCATCGTTCTTGCAAACACTTGCATAATCAAATCCATCTTCGTCAGAGCCAAAGGTAATTACCCAAAAGCCGTCAACCCCGCGGTTTTCGCGCTCCACTACATCGCGTATGCGCTCAACCAGCATAAGGAACTTGATTTTCTTCCCGATCCCGATCGCACGTTCGCTGGTTTTCCAGCAGTTATCTGGGTTGGCTACACCGTTCTCCGCGTCCATGCTAAGTGCGTAAATTATGTCTTTGCCATTAAAGGCTTCATAATACCGCTCATCAGCTTTCGGCATCCAGAACCCCGGGTCATACGGCTTCTTCTCCTCCGGCTCGTCCGCCGGAATGCTCTCGAAGAGCTTCACCAGCCCCTCTGAAATTGCGCCGATAGCGTCGGCGGTCTCCTTGTCTTTCAGCAGTTCGATTATCTGCTGCTTCTTTTCATTGGTCATAAAATCCTCCTGTTTTGTCGTGTGTTCTGCTTACTTGGTGTGTTCGTGCCATGCTTCCATGAATACCTTTAATGCGGCAATCATCGCTAACATTACAACGATGAAATTCACGATAAGGCATACAAGACAGCAGACTATCATTATTGCGATTTCCATTTACTCACCTCCTGTTGTTTGTATTTTCCGAAGATAGTCAACCATCTCTCGGAATGCCGCTGAGTTTTCGAGTTTCAACCAGTCATGGTAAGCCATTTCAAATGAAACTGTCGCAGAATGGCGATTTCCAAGTTCGTTGAATTCGTAAACATGATACGGCTTTTCCCTTGCACGCTTCTCGATTAAGAACAGCCTTATGCCCGGGCATTTATCCAGCCCGCAGTTATAGGGCTTTTCTTTTACCCAACAATCGCAAACCGCGTTTAGCTTTTTGCCGCAGTGCGTGCAGAAGTTTGCGCTGGTTGGGATTTCTTTTCCACAGCCGGGGCACTTTTTTTGTGTCCAATTTAATCACCTCCTGCTAGGGAATCAAACTCAGAGTACATGCGCCGGAATCAAGAAATTCCCAATACCTCTTTAATTGTTTCAACGATGTTGCCAGACTTGGTCTGCCCTGTCAGCACTTTATATAAGACAGAGCTGTCAACAAACATTGACGGATTTTTCCTTTTCACTTCGTCTATAAGCCAGTTTTGATTTTTATTGCGCTTTAAAAGCTCCATTTTAACAACGAAGCCGAATTCCGAAATAGGCTTTTTTCGTTCAGAAGCCAAAATTTCACCTCCTTTTCACTTGACAATTACAGATTTATGTAGTATAATGCATTTGTCGGGAATGATTATTTCAGAAATCTGTCATCTTGCTGACAACTAGATTATATTACAGATTTCTGAAATTGTCAATAGGAAATTACAGAGTTCTGATATCTTTGGAATTTCTTACAATTTGGAGGAGTGTAATATGAGCAACCTATACAAAAACATCGAGTGCTTATGTGCTCAAAACAATTTGAACATCACGCAACTGTGCAGAGAGATTAATGTTTCAAGAAGCACGCTGTCCGAACTGTCCGCTGGCAGGACGAAAGACTTGTCATCAGAAGTAAAGAGAAAAATAGCCCAGTATTTCTTAGTTAATATAGAATTTCTAGACCAAGAGAATTACGATATCCCATGCCCGGAATGTGGATTTCAGTACTCGCCAAGTATTACTGGCGACCGAAAGAAACACCAAGACAGGCATATAAAGTGGGAAAAAGCCGTCGAGAAGTACGGATTTTGTTGGAACGGCATATACCGAGCAAACTGTAAAAGTAAAGTTTATGATCTACTATCAGACAAAGAGATTAGTTTGGAGAAGAAAATAACGTATTATACGGCGTTGCTAAAAGGATATTTTTCCAGAGCAATAGAAGCGGTTGATTATGACCTCAATCGCTCCTTTGAAGAATATGCATCGGCGTTTATAAAGCAGGAAAATAACTGTTTCCCGCAAAAAGGCTCTACAGAATACAAAGAATTGTTAAAACTATTCGGAGAAAAATCGGCGAATTTAACCGGAACTTATTACGCTGATAGCAAAGTCATTCCTTGCGCAAAAGAGCCCTTACCATTGAACGGAGCAGGTACTTCTACAGCAGCTAAGCTAAGCGAACGCGAAATTGCTGTAGCTTTAGCCTATCGGAATTGCCCGGCGGCGCAGCCCTCTATTGATTACATTCTCGGTCTGAATCTGGACGAGCACCAAGACATCAGCGTAGCAGCCAAGGGTGGTCACTTCAATGCAGTTGCTGATAAAGCTAAAACAGATAGCGCGGTATCAGAAGCATTCGATGAATTAAACGAACAAATCAAGAAAAAATATTAATTGGCATTAATTACTTTGCAAGTCTTGCCGGATTATGTCGCAAAATAGAAGTGTAAAATCTATTTTGGAGGTAATCTACCATGACGAAGCGCAACATTCTTGCCGAAGCAGACAAATTTCTTGTAAAGGGCGAAGTGACGGAACTGCCGTTAACAATGGATACGCTGAGAAAAATCGCTGTCCGCTCCAACTGGCTGCTGTCTTCTTATCAGCATTCCGAAAAAATACTTGAAGCTACTGGTACAAGCGAAAAAGCGAAGCATTTTCCTGCGTTCACTATACGCTGGGACGGCAAAGTAATAATTCTGTACGATGAAGAACTGCCGTATGATTTGAAAGTGCAGTTCATCTGCCATGAGTTCGGGCATATCGTCCTTAATCACACGTCTGACCGCGCTATAATCGGGGCGAGCCGTGACGCAAGCACAACAGCCATGCAGGAGCGCGAAGCCGATGATTTCGCCACGGAAATGCTTGCCCCAGCATGCGTAATGAATAAACTGGGAATATCCTCGGTGAATGAGCTTCTGAAAACCGGCTTGCTCACGACAGACCAAGCTTTGGAGCACTTTGAAAACGTAAAATCCGGTGCGCCTGTGACAGAAACACAGAAGCTTCTTTGCGACCGCATAAATTTCAATCAGCCCAAACGTCACAACTTTTCGTGGCTTAAATATATTGCTTGCTTTGCGGCAGGCTTTGTAATTTGCATGGCATTGCTTTCAATAAAGAATAACAATTCGCTTCCTGTTGTGCCAGATGATTATAACAGCTCGTCGGAATCTCCGTCAGAAACCCAGGAGCCGGGGGAAAGCACGGTCACGACAACAGCCACATCAAGCAGTACATCGTCAACGACTGTGCCAGTGTCAAGCACCGCTTCTACGTCAGCTTCAACCACACCCGCCCAGGACGACCCACAGTCCGAAGTTGTTTATGTTACACCACACGGCACTAAATACCACAAGCCGGATTGTTACCACGTAGAGGGCAGGGCAGACATTGTGGGAATGACGATATCAGAAGCCGAAGCAAACGGTTACGAACCATGTAAGCATTGCTTTTAAGGAGATAATTATGGCGGACTATAACTTTAAAGAAGAAACCCGCTCTGAAAAGGTCAACGGGCGGGTCAAGCGTTATAAGTGGTACTCAATACAAGTCTATCTGGGGAAGGACACAGACGGAAAGAAAGTGTACAGGCGCTTTTCCGGCAGGGATAAGAACGAACTCCTGCGCCAGATAGCGCAAGCCGAAGCGGAACTGAAAGAGACCAAGGAAAAATCGGAAACCAAAACACTCGGCGAAGCGCTAGAGGAATACATCGTCAGCAGGACGGCGGTTTGCTCTCCGTCTACCATCAGAGGATATCGTTCTGTACAACGGAATGCGCTGTCGGAGCTGCAAAACCGACCGATAGATGAAATATCTCAAATTGAACTGCAAAAGTTCATGAACGAATATGCCAAAACTCATAGCCCTAAAACTTGCAGAAACGTGCACGGCTTACTATCTTCCATTTTACAAAACAACAGACCGGGATTCACCATAAAAACTACTCTGCCGCAAAAGGAACTAAGCGATATCTATGTTCCAGATGAAAAAGAGATAAGTCAGATAGCCGAACTGATACGCGGCAATCCGTTGGAGATTCCTTTTCTTCTTGCGACACAATGCGGTTTGCGTGAGAGCGAAATAACAGCCCTGAATATCAGCAATGTTCACGATGACTATATTATGGTCACAGAAGCTTATGTGCTTGATGAAAACGGCGTATATCAGAAGAAAGCGCCGAAAAGCTATGCGGGATATCGCAAAATCCCTATTAGTAAGGCGTTTGCAAATATACTTTGTAAAGCCGCTGATGAAGATGGCAGGGTAGTAGCCATGAGAAGTATAAACATCTGTAACAACTGGATACGGTTCCGTGACAAAAACGGATTTGATGAAAATATGAATTTCCATGCGTTGCGCCACCACTATGCCAGCAAGTGTCTGCTTATCGGAATGCCGCAAAAGTACATTGCAGAGATAATGGGACATTCGAGTACGCGAATGATTGAACAGGTTTATCAGCACGTTTTTGGCTCTGCGATGGAAGAATATGCAAATAAAATTCGCAACAAAATGGACGATTTCTGCAAAAACTACAGTAAGCCAGACAACACAATAGACAACACATAGCCCATTAACGCGATAGCAAAGCCATTGAATATGGGTTCGACTCCCATTATCCGCTCCAAAGACTTAATCCCCGCCAAATGGCTTGATTAGCTGTTTGACGGGGATTTTTGCTATCCGGAATCGCGACGCGCAACGAATGTATTTTACCACATTTTTGCGTATTTTTTCGCAAGTATGGGTGTCAACATGGGTGTCAAGTTTGGCGTTAAAACTGTTTTTATCGTGACAAGTAGGGTAAATGCAACTGCCAAAAAATTCAAGCTCTGTTTTATGCAAAATAACGAATTCCCCGGAGCCAACGCCCCGGGGATAATCATTATTCGATTTTCACAGAGCAGCCCAGCGCCTGGAGTGCCTGGCGGTAACGCTCTACTTTGCTCTGGGCGACTGAGATCTCGGCAGTGATCCTGACCTGCTTCTCCGGCGCGACCTGCCCCCGGAACCAGTCCATATTCTTGCCGAACCTGGCGAGCCAGTGCTCCGGGTCGCCGTGGTTGGAAGCGTAACCACGGGCGCAGGCTTCCTTGTGGCTGATGATGTTTTCCGGCTTGATAGTCGGATAATTCTTCATGAGCCGCTTGCAGAGGTCAGCTGCAAGCCCGAAGGCATCCTCGAAGTAGGCGCGGTCGTTCAGCGCGTCCTCCGCGATCTCAATCTGTATGTATGCCGGGGCGTAGTTGTAGCTGCCTTTTGAGCCAGAGCCGCAGCCCCAGCAGCAGACGTTCCAGGGAAGCAGCTTAGCCGCTTTCACTT